GAGGAGTTACATGCTAACCAGGGCCGAATCGGACATGGTGCGCGCCGTGCGCGCGGCGTGCGCGGGGGTGGCGAGCCGGATGGAGGTCAGTATCTCCCAGCAGTACGACCGACTAAACGATTTTGCGCGCGGGGAGCTCGCCGCGGCGCGCGAGATCGCGCGGCGGATCGGGGAGCTGGATCTGGAGGCGGTGCTGGGTGGCAAGCGATGATGACAGCCAAATTCAAACCGACAACCGACAACGGGACCATGGCCCAGCGGATTGCGCTAGCCGGTTTGCCGGTGTCGGTTGTCGGCTTGACATTGGCTTCTAGGCTTTGCGGGGAGACAACGATGACGACGCGCGTCCCGACCTTGGACGATCTGGACTTGGCGGCGCTGGCGCCGGCGGATCTGCACCGCGTGCGGCTGTGGGCCGAGCACGAGCTGAACAACATCGTCGCCCCGCTCCACCTGCGGCTGCAGATGGAGATGCCGGGGACGATCCGGATCGACCCCACGCTGCAGGCGGCCGAGCAGGCGGTGGCGCGGATCGGCGCCCTGGTGGACGGGATCCGGCGGCTGGACGACACGGCGTGGGTGGGGTGTCAAGGGAAAACCGCTTGCGGCGCCGGAACGTCGGTATTATGATACCTTATCCTACGCACGCCACGATATCAGCGGCGCTAATGGAGAACGGGACGCCATGAGCCGACGCCTTGAGGATCTCGATCCCCGGATCCGGCCCCTGTGCGCCGCGCTGCTTGCGGCGGCGAAGGCCGCCGGCCTGCCCCTTGTTCTCACCACCACATTCCGCACGCGCGACGAGCAGCAAGACCTCTATGACCAAGGCCGCAGTGTGCCGGGGCGGATCGTGACCAACGCCCGCCCCGGCGAGTCCCCCCACAACGCCGGTCTGGCGTTCGACGTCGCGTTCGCCGAGACCCTGTACGAGGAACCGCGGCCGGGGGCCTGGGACGAGCTCGGAGCGATCGGCCTGGCGCTGGGCCTGCAGTGGGGCGGGCGGTTCCTGACGCCGATCGACCGCCCACATTTCGAGTGGCGCGACTGGCGCGCCTCGACGAGAAAGGATGGGGCGTGATGCCGGCCGCATTGCTGGCGCTGATTCCGGCGTTCGTGCCGGTGCTGGCGGACGGGGTCCGCGCGGTCTTCAGTCGGATCACCGGCGGGGCCGGGGCGAATCCGGCGAACGTCCAAGAGGCGATCCAGCTCATGGCGGCCGAGACCGATCGCCTCAAGGCGATCGCCGAGCTGGACCGGCCGACCGGCGAAATCAGTCGGTGGGTGGCGGACCTGCGGGCGGCGTTCCGCTACGTGGCCGCGGGGCTGATCATCCTGGGGGGCGTGGTCGGCACGCTGTGCGTGGTGTTCCTGTCGGTGCCCGAGCCGATCCGCGAGTTCGTCCGGGCCTACAACGAGGGGATGATGATGCCGGTCTTCTCGTTCCTGTTCGGACAACGGATGTGGGTGGCCATGGGGCGCGGCAAGTGACCGCGCGCGCGGCGGCCCTGCTGACGGTCGTCCGCCGGGCCGATCGATGAACGAATGGGCCGACGTCGCCAAGTGGGCGGTGGCCTGGGGGCCGGGGCTGATCATCCTGCTCGGCATCTACCGGCTGCTGTCCCGGCCGCCCGAGTGCATCGCGCAGTTTATCGCCGCGCAGCAGGCGCAGGCGGTATCGATGGCGAAAATGGCCGAGGCGATCCAGACCCACACCAGCCAAGACGACCGGAAGCTAGACGAGGTCCTAGTTGGGCAGCAGTTGATCATCGGGAAGATCGAGGCATTGGAACGGAGGGGGGAGCATGGATCCCGTTGAGCTGGCGATCGCGCGAGGCAAGGCCCTCGAGATCCTGAAGGCGCACCTGGACCGGGAGCGCTCGCCGGACGAGGAGAGCCTGGGGGTCTACATGGAGGAATCCCTCCTCCTTACCTGGCTCGCGCGTCTGGGCCATCCGATGCTGCGCAGCCAGCTCTCCGGCTCGGTCCTGACCTATCTGAAGGACGTCGGATGCGTGACCTACAAGACCGTCCAGCCCGCCGGGCCCAAGGGTCCGACGCTGCTGTTCTGGCGCGTAACGCACGACGGCCTGGCGATCCTCGAGGGCACGAAGAACGATCGCGGGATCGAGGTGCGCTGATGGACGCCTTCTTCCGTGGTCATGCGCCGAGAGCCGAGCGCCGAGACGGGGGACGCCGTGGGTAGGCCGCGGGCGGACAACACGCGCACATTCGAGGGGCTCCGGGGCGCCCCGCGCGAGGCGCTGGATTTCCTGCACGCCGAGTTCGCGCAAAAGCGCCTCGGCGCCGGCCGCACCTGGGCCGAGGTCCTCGCCGCGCTGGCGACGCAGTACGGGATTCAGTGGCACGACAGCGGGCTCTCCCGCTACTACGCCTATTGGGCCAGCACGCTGCGGATCGAGGACCAGGCGCGCGAGGAGGCCGAGGCGATCGTCGGCCGGCTCCTCCAGGACGGCGACAAGAGCCCCGACCTGGTGGCGGCCGCGAAGCAGCTCCTGCAGCAGCAGCGGCTGCTGGCGCTGACCAAGATCGGGGCCGAGGATCCGGCCGAGGTGGTGCGCCTCGGCATCGCGCACGACCGCAACGAGATCCGCGCCGCCCAGGTCGCCCTAGACCGCAAGCGCGTGGAGCTGCTCGAGCGCAAGCTGGCGGCGATGGAGACGCGGCTGCGCGCCGCGGACAAGCAGGTTGAGGATCTGGCCGCCGCCGGCGCCTTGCCGGCCGATGTGGCCAGCCGGATCCGGGCCATGTACGGGCTGGCGCCCGAAGCGCAGGGCTGATCTATGCAGACGATCGTCCCGCTGACCGAGTACCAGCGCGCCGGGATCGGGGACCGCGCCCGGTTCCGCTTCCGCCTCCAGGCGCGGCAGACCGGCAAGAGTTTCGGCGAGTCGCTGGACGGCGTGTTGAACGCAATCGAGCGTCGGCAGAACTGGGTCTGGCTGTCGGCCGGCGAGCGCCAGTCGAAGGAGCTGATCGAGAAGGGCGCGACCCATGCCCGCGCGATCGGCGCGGCGGTGTCGGTCCTGACCGAGGAGTACGCGGTGGACGAGGGCCGCTTCACCTCGCACGTGCTCCAGCTTCCCGGGGCCAAGATCACCGGGCTCCCCGCGAACCCCGCCACGGCGCGCGGGCATTCGGCCAACGTGCTGCTGGACGAGTTCGCCTTCCACCGCGACAGCCGCGCGATCTGGACGGCGCTCTTCCCCACGATCACCCGCGGCTATCGCCTGACCATTTGCACCACGCCGCAGGGCAAGACCAACAAGGCTTACGATCTGTGGACCGATTGGGCCGCGAAGCAGGCCGCAGGGAATGCGGCCTACTCGTGTCGCCGGGTGACGATCTACGACGCCGTGGCCGGGGGCCTGGTCCTGCGGGACGACCAGGGCAACGCGACAACCCCCGTGCAGCTGAAAGAGGCCTTGGGTGACGAGGAGGCCTGGCAGCAAGAGTACCTGTGCGAGTTCCTCGACGAGGCCGCCGCATGGCTGACGTTCGACCAGCTCGCGGCCGTCGAGGATCCCGAGCTGCCAATCGTCCCCGCCCCGCTGGCGGCATCCCTGGCCGCGGCGGAGGCCGCCTACCGGGCGGACCGGGGCAATCCCGAGGCCATCGACCGCGCCGCCGCGGAGGCCATCGGCGGCTGGATCGCCGCGGACGAGACGGGGTATCTCGGCCTCGACATTGCCCGGCGGCGCGACCTCTCGGTTCTCTGGCTGCTCCGCCGCGAGACGCCCACGCTCGTGTCGGTCGCCACGCTCGCCATGCGCAATACCCCGTTCGCCGTCCAGCACGCCGTGCTGTTCGCGGTCTTGGGATCGGGAGGCGTGCGCCGCGCGTGCATCGATCGATCCGGTCTGGGCCTGAACCTGGCCGAGGCCGCGGCAGACCGTTTCGGCGCTTGGCGCGTCGAGGGGGTGGACTTCAGCCAGGCCAATAAGGAGGCGCTCGCCGGCCGCCTGCGCCAGACGATCGAGGACCGGCAGGTCAGGATCCCGGCCGTGCCCGCGATCCGGGCCAGCCTGCACAGCATCAAGCGTATCCCCACCACCACCGGCCACTTCCGCTTCGACGCCGAGCGGTCCGAGGCGACGGGCCACGCGGACCACTTCTGGGCCCTAGCCCTCGCCTGCCAGGCGGCCAGCACCCTGGGGGCGGTGATCGAGCACCAGGCCTCCGGCCAGCGCCGCGTGGCTGCCGGCGCCTACGAGGCGGTCGGCGCCGGGGCGGGGATGACGGATGCCGCGTTCAAGGTGCGAGGGGCGAGGGTGCCGGCCGGGGCCGGATCCGGCCGGGGAGCGTCTGATGGATTCTGACCGGACGGCCCAGGAGGCCCATGGGGGCGCGGCGATGATGGCAGCCAATGAACAACTGACAACCGACAACGGACAACCGACAATGAACAACGGTCCAGCGGATTGCGATGGCCGGGTTGCCGGTGTCGGTTGTTGGTTTGCCGCTGGCTCCAGATTATCTGAGGCGGCGCGGACGGCTACCAGGGTAGCCGGTCGGCCATCGGAGGGGCAAGATAATGCCGTGCACGGCTTTGTAGGGGGGGTCTGTGCGGCGTGCGGGGCCCCGTTGCCGACCTCCGGGCGCGGGCATGTGCGCCGCTTCTGCGATGACGCCTGCCGGGCCTGGTGGCATAGCGAGGCGCGGCGGCGCGGCGCCAAGGCCATGGCACGGGCTGTGCGCCAGCGGCGTCAGGCGCGCCCCCGGGTCCGCCTGACGGCCGCCGAGGCCCACCAGGTTGCGGCGATGATCGCGATCGGCTCGATGGTCACCGGGATCCCCATTCCCCATTCCGCATTCCGCATTCCGCATTCGGAGGGCGCCCGATGATTACCTTCGCCGAGAAGCTGGCCCCCGAGCACCAGGTCGAGGTCGCGGCCGTCGGCGACGACAGCTTCGCGCGGTCGCTGGGATACTACACCGGGTCCACCCAGCTCAACCCGGACCCGATCCTGCGCACCCAGGCCGGCGGCCTCGGGATCGATCTCTACAAGGAAACGATCCGGAAGGACGCGCAGATCTACGCCGACATGCGCACCCGCCGCAAGGCGCTCGTTGGCCTGGACTGGGAGATCGTCCCGGCCGGCGCCGACGCCCGCGACGTGGCCGCGGCCGAGTTTGTCGGCGCGGCCCTGCTGCGCGTGCCGGGGTTCACCCGCGACCTGTACGAGTTGACCGACGCCATCGGCATGGGCTACGCGGTCAGCGAGATCCTGTGGGGCCCCACGCGGGACGGCCGGATCGGGATCGTAGACATCCGCTCCCGCCACCAGCGCCGCTTCGTCTTCGGCACGCAGGGGCAGCTCCGGCTCCTCACCGATCGCGACCTGTCCGCCGGAACGTCGGTCCCGCCGCGCAAGTTCCTCGTGCACTCGTTCGAGGGGGAGCACGAGAATCCCTACGGCACCGGCGTCTGCCAGGCGTTGTACTGGTACGCCTGGTTCAGCCGGAACGCCATCAAGTTCTGGGCCCTCTACACCGAGAAATTCGGCGCCCCCACCCCGGTGGGCAAGTACCCGCCCGGGTCGGACGACTCCGCCAAGCGGGCCCTGCTGTCCGCCCTGAACGCGATCCAGCAAGAGACGGCCGTCGTCATCCCCGACACCATGTCGGCCGAGTTCCTGGAGGCTCAGCGGCGCGGCAGCATCGACACCTACCGGGATTTCCTGACCTACCTGGACCAAAAGAAATCCCAGATCGTCCTGGGCCAGACCCTCACCTCCGGCCAGGGGGACGGGACCGGCTCCTATGCCCTGGGCCGCGTCCACGCCGACGTGCGGCAGGACATCCTGGAGGGGGACGCGGCCAGCCTGGCCGACGTGATCAACGGGCAACTCATCCCGTGGCTGGTCGACTGGAATTTCCTCGTCACGGACTACCCCCAGTTCGTCTTCAATCTCGAGCGGGCCGAGGATCTCCGGACGCTGGCCCTTCGCGACCGGACGCTCCAGATCATGGGGACGCCGATCCCGAAGAGCTACATCCAGCGCAAGTACGGGATCCCCGAGCCCGCGGGCGAGGACGACGTGCTCACGTCGCAGGCGCTGGCCGCCGCCGAATTGGGAGCCGCGGGCGGCGCGGATGGGGGCGACGCGGCGTTCGGCGAGTTCGATCGCGCCTTCGAGGCGGCGGACGCCGAGCTGTTCGCGGCGATCCGCGCGCGGCGGACCGGTCAGACGGGTCGGACCCGTCAGACCAGTCGGACGGGGTCCGATGTCTAGCGCGCGTGAGCTCACACGGATGGTGCAAGAGAGCGGCGCCCTGGTGGACGGGGCGATCGAGCGGGGCGCCGCCGCGATCGACGTCCTGGCCCGCGACGTCCTGGCCGCCGTCCGCCGCGCCGGCGACCTCACCCAGGTCCGGGCCGCGATCCGCGATCCGCTCGCGATCGTCGATCGGCAGGCGCTCGGCGCCTTGCTCTCGACGCTGCTGGCCGCGATGGTGACCGGCGATCTGCTCGGCCGCGCCCAGGTCGCGCGCCAGGCCCGCGCCGCCCGCGTCCCGATCGCCCCGGTAGATGATGCGTTTCCGGGCCAGGGTGTGGCGCTCCGATTCTCCAATTCCGCATTCCGCATTCCGCATTCCGCATTCGCCGAGATCGGCGCTCTCGGCGTCGAGCCCCTGCCGCCCAAGGATGCGATCCGGCTGTTCGAGGGCAAGGTCCCGCTGACCCGATCGGCCTTCGATCGGATCATCGAGGCGTATCGCAGCCGCGCCTTCACCATTGCGCGGCAAGAGACGGTCGCGGCGGTGGCGATCGTCCAGGACCTGGTGGACGAGGCGCTGACCGAGGGGTGGACGCTGAAGGCGTTCCGCGACGGCCTGGACGCCGCGGCCGAGGCCGGCGGGATCCGCGCCGTGAATCCGTTCCACGCGCGCACCGTGTTCGAGACCAACATCCAGACCGCCTACAACGCGGGCCGGTACGAGATGTACCACGCCCCCGAGGTGGTCGAGGCGTTCCCGCTGTTCGAGTACCACACCGTGGGCGACGCGCGGGTGCGGGCCGAGCACGCGGCCATGAACGGCTTTATCGCCAAGCGCGACGACCCGACGTGGGAGACCTGGTGGCCGCCGAACGGCTACAACTGCCGCTGCACGGTCACCGCGATCGGCACGGTCGAGGCCGAGCGCGACGGGATCCGGCCGCGCCGCGCGGTGCCGAAGATCGACGGGCGGCCGGTCGAACCCGACCCGGGCTTCGCCGGCAACGCGGCGGCCGCGATCCGCACCGCCGGCCTGCGCGAGGCCGAGGCGCGCAAGGAGATGGGATGAACGCCAAGAAGACCAAGGCGATCCGGCGGCAGGTGCTGGGGGACCAATCGTCCCGCGTCCGGCAGTATGTCGTCGGCACGGTCACCCGCCAGATCCGCCGCCGCGACCTGGGCGGCGCCGTCCGTATCGCGAAGCGGCATGCACTGATCGGGCGCCGTCCCGAGCCTGCCGAGGGGAGGGGGGCGCGATGAATACCTGGATCCAGATCTTCCGGGCCGGGGCGTACCCCGGGAAGATGCCGATCACGGTGGAGGATCTGAAGTCCATCGCGGCGGACTACGATCCGGCCCGTTGCGAGGCCCCGCTGGTCCTGGGCCACCCCGACACCGACAGCCCGGCGCACGGCTGGGTCGCGCAGCTCCGCGTCATTCGCGACCAGCTCTGGGCCAAGGTGCGGCAGGTGTCGCCCGAGCTCCAGCGGATGGTCCGCGCGGGGGCGTTCAAACATATCTCAATGGCCGTGTTTCCCGCCTTTGAGGGGACCGGCAAACCGTACCTGCGCCACGTGGGATTTCTGGGCGGCGCGACCCCGGCCGTGAGGGGCATGACCCCGGTGCGGTTCGCGGCCGGGACCTTCGAGGCGATCGATCTCGAGATGCCGATCGCCGAGGCGCTGGACCGCCAGGCCGCCATCATGCGCGTCCTGGACGGCTGCAGCCTGCTGTGCGAGCGGATCTATGGACTGCTGGACGACGACGCCGTCGCCGACAAGCGGCAGGCCATCCTGGACCAGGTGGCATCCCTCCGCGCCCTGGTCGAGGATGAGCAATTTGCGGAGGGGGATGGAGGAGCGCCGATGAAGTTCTGGGAACGGCTCAAGGCGCTCTTCGCCGAGGCTGGGATTCCCGTGCCCGGCGAGGAGCCCCCGGCATCCACGGCCGGGCAATTCACCGAGGACCAGGTCCGCGCGCGCGAGCAGGCCGCCGCGGCCAAGGCGGTGGCCGAGGCCGATGCCGCGGCCGCGCGCGCGGCCCGTGCCGCCGCCGTGCACGCCGAGGTCACGGCGTTCGTGGAGGCCGGCATCGCGGCCGGCACGTTCCTGCCCGCGTGGCGCGACGCAGGGGTGCCGCAGGTGCTGGAGCAGGCGATGCTGTCCGAGGCCGTGGTGACGTTCGCCGAGGGCGCGGCGCCCACGCCGGCGGGCGAGATCCTGATGGGGTTGCTCAAGAGCCTACCGAAGGTCGTCCCGCTGGGCGAGCACGCCCCGGGCGGCGCGGCGGATCCCGACGCGGCCCTCAAGGCCGAGTACGCGGCGCACCATGGCCTGCACGAGCAGCTCGGGGTGACGTTCGCAGCGTTCAAGGCGCGGAAGGCGCAGGCCTAACCGCGTCCGACCGTCAGACTCGTCGGACCCCTCAGACCGGTCCGACACGGAAAGGAGCACGCGATGCGCAGAGTGTGGAATCGGATGAAGACGCCGCGGGGGCTGATGGTCGCCGCGGTCCTGCTGGTGGCGCTGTGCGGGGTGGCGGCCGTCGTCGCCGCCGCGCCATGGGAGAGCCTCGCGATCGGCCTGGGCGGCCTGCCACTGGCCGTCGGGGCCCTGTCCGCCGACCGCGAGACGAAAATGAAGGAGTGGCCGGGGATCAAGAGCTACCCCGTCCAGACCGCCGTCACTATCTACAAGGGCGGCATGGTGTGCATCAACCCGTCCACCGGCTACGCGGTCCCCGCCGCGGATACCGCGAACTACCGCTGCGTGGGCGTGGCCGAGGAGCAGGTGGCCGCCGGCTCGGCCGCCAGCGGAACGTACAACGTCCGGGTGCGGACCGGGATCTTCCTCCTGGACGCGACCAGCATCGCGATCACCGACGTCGGGAAGATGATGTACGTGAAGGATGACCAGACGTTCGACGACACGTCGACCAATGGCATCGCGGCCGGGATCCTGGTGCAGTACGTCAGTGCAACCTCGGGCTGGATCCTGTGCGGGCCGAGCGCCCTGCCGATCCAGTCGGTCACCGCCACCGCCGCCGAACTGAACAAGTGCGACGGCATCAACGCCGCGGCCTACCATGTCGTGATGGAGGAGGTGACGTTCACCGAGACCGGCGCGGGCACCTACACCGGGACGATCGCACTCCCGGCCGGCAGCCAGATTCTGGACGTGGCCGTCCACGGCATCGCCCTGTGGGACGCGGCGACGAGCGCCAGCCTGGTGGTGGGCGACGGCTCCTCCGCGAATGGGTTTTTCACGGCGACCGACCTGAAGGCGACCGACCTCTTGGCCGGCGAGGTCAACAACATCGAGCACCCCGGCGGGAAGGCGGGCGCCTACATCGCGTCCGAGCAGCGGGTGCTCTACTCGGCCGCCGCCCGGAACGTGATCGGCGTGGTCACCAGCGTGGGGGCCGGCACCGCCGGCCGCACGCGCCTGGTCGTGACCTACGCGAACCCGACCGCCGTCGCCGCGACGAAGGTCTAGCGGAGGGATGCGGAATGGCGAATGCGGAGTGCGGAATCTGCGGCGGGGGACGGGTCCCCAATCCGCATTCCGCATTCCGCATTCCGAACTCGACAACGACTGAAAGGAGCGCACCATGATCGTCAGTGCCGATACCCTGGCCGCGATCCGGACCGACTTCCAGGCCATCTTCCTGGAGGCGTATGCCGGCCTCACGAGCCCCATGGAAGGGCTCGCGACGGAGTTTCCCAACAACAGCGACTTCCTCGATTTGTCCTGGCTCGGCGCGCCGCCGGCCATGAAGGAGTGGCTCGACGAGAAGAGCGTCGAGGGGTTGCGCCGGTACCGCTACGCCATCACGAACAAGGAATGGGAGTCCACGATCGGCGTGAAGCGGACCGCCATCGAGCGGGACCAGCTCGGAATCTACAAGCCGCGCATCCAGGAGCTGGCCCAGGTGGGCAAGCTCCACATCGACGCGCTGATTAGCGCCCTACTGACCGGCGGGACCTCGGGCCTGGCCTATGACGGCACGGCGTTCTTCGCCGACACCCGCGTCGTGGGCGACTCGGGCAACATCGACAACCTGCTGGCCGGCACCGGCACCACCCAGGCGCAGTTCGCGACCGACTTCGCCGCGGCCCGCGCCGCGCTGCTGGGCTTCAAGAACGACCGGGGCGAGCCGGCGAACCCGGTGACCGACCTGGTGGCGGTCGTGCCCGCCGGCCTGCAGTACGTGGCCGAGCAGACGTTCAACGCCAGCATCATCAGCAACACGAGCAACATGCTGATGGGGGCGGCGAAGGTGGTCGTCGACCCGCGCATGGCCGCGACGGACGCCAACGACTGGTATCTGCTGAACATGTTCGGGCCGATCAAGCCCCTGGCCCTGAGCATGGTCAAGCGGCCGGCCCTGGTGGCGCTCGACAGCCCGACCTCAGACCACGTGTTCAAGAAGGGCGAGTTCCTGTACTCGGCGGAAGGCAGCTACAACGCCGGATACCTACTCCCCTGGAAGGCCGTGAAAACGGTCAACACCTAAGCGGCTCCGTCGGACCAGTCGGACGGGTCTGACCTGTCCGACTGGTCCGATCGGCCAGACCAGGAGGATCCGATGCGCGTGAAAGCGAAGCTCTCCGGCGAGCGGATGATCCCGCTGCCCGATGGCGGCTTCTGGGGGATCGCATTTCGCCGGGGCGAGATCCTGGACATCCCGGAGCAGGCGTATCATCCGGAACTGTTCATGCCTCTCCAGAAGCCCAAGGTGGTGGAGACGGAAAAGGGGAAGTGATCGGTGACCAGTGATCAGTAACCAGTAACCAGCGATCAGCGATCAGCGATCAGCGATCAGTGGGATCCCGGCTACCGATCGCCGATCACCGATCGCTGATGACTGATGACTGATGACTGACCACTGATCACTAATAACTCGTACAGGCCGGAGCGAAAGCGACGATGAGCTACTGCACCCAGACCGACATCACCAACAGCGGCCTCAGCTCGGCCACGCTGATCCAGCTCACGGACGACGCGGGGACGGGGGCGGTCAACGCGACGGTGGTCGCCGAGTGCATCGCCCAGGCGGATGCCGAGATCGACGGGTACCTCGGGGCCCGCTACAGCATCCCGGTCAGCCCGGTCCCGGTCATGCTCCGCAACCTGTCAGTCGCGGCGAGCGTGTGGAAGCTCTACGGGCATCGCGGCCTGGATCATGCGCGGCGCCGCCAGGACTACGAGGATGCGCTGGCCGTGCTGCGCCGGCTGGCCCGGGGCGAGATGGTTTTGCCCGACGTGACGAGCGGCGAGGTTCCGAGCGACGGCAGCGACCTGCCCGAGGCCACACGCAGCGCCGAGGACCGGATTTTCACGATCGGCCGCGCCAGCACGGACGAGGCGGGGACCCTGGATCTGTTCTGACGGAGCGCCCATGCAACTCGTCGTCACGTTGGCCGATGTGCGGCCGACGATCCTGCAGCTCGCCGAGGCCGCGCGCCGCGTGCAGGACTGGCGCCCGGTCCTGCAGCAGTTCGGCGTCCACATGGTGCGCAGCGTGCAGCAGACATTCGACGCGGGCGGGCGGCCCACGCCCTGGCCGCCGTCGCTGCGCGTCCTGATACGCGGGGGGAAGACGCTGATCAAGACGGCGCGGCTGAAGAACAGCGTCGTTGCGGAGGTCGAGGGCGCGCGCGTCCTGCGGATCGGCTCCAACGTCCGGTATGCCGCCGTTCACCAGCTCGGTTTCGACGGCGTCGTCCAGATCCCCGCGCACCTGCGCCGGGTGAAGAGCCGGGATCTCTACCAGGCCCCAGGCGTGGGGCGCGCGGGGCGCCGCACCCGGGGGCAGCGCACCGGCACCGGCTTCGCCGCGGTCAAGGCCCACCCCGCGCACCTGCGGATCCCGGCCCGCCCGTACCTGGTGGTGCAGCCCGCCGACGCCGAGGTCCTGCGCGACCTGGCCGGGCGCCACATGACGGGAGGGCGCGCATGAGCGTCAAGGTCGCGCTTCTGAAGGCCGTGCGGGACCAGCTCAAGGCGTCGGTAACGGGCGTGCAGAGCCGCGTCTACGTGGTGGTGCAGGACGCGGAGGGGAACCAAATGCTGCCGACCGAGGCGGTCTGTCCGTTCCTCGCGGTCTCCGACGACGGCATGGAGAGTGAATACGCCCCCGGCCGCACCGAGCGCCAGGACTATCGCGTGCGCGTGCGCGCCTACGTGCAGGACCTGCGCGACGCCGAGACGCCGGTCCTGGGCCACACCGCCAGCAGCAGCCTGGGCGCGGCGGAGCTGCAAGACCTAATCGCCGACGCGCTGCAGAATAATCTGTTAGCGACGCGGATCGCGGGGGTAGAGCTGGCCCAGGTGGAATCCCAGCCGGCGGTGGATACCGTGGCGGACGAGGCCTGGTTCGCCGTGATCGGCGACGTGCGGATGCTCTACCACATGACGGAGGCGCTGTAGACTGCCGGCTGACGGCTGCGGCGAAAGGAGCGGGACATGGGACGGCAATATCGCAAGCTAGACCAACTGATGATGAGCCTCGGGGACAAGGAGGCGACCTACGACGCCGGGCCGGCGGCCTGGACGCTGGGCGCGGCATTCCAACTCTACGAGTTCGGCGAGGCGTTCGCCGTGTGGGACGACCGGATCGTGACGGACGAGGCCACCGTCCACGGTTCGATATATCCGACCGCCGACAGCATCGTCCTCCAAGACGTGCGCCTGGCCTATCCCGAGCCGCGGGCGCGGTACACCCCGCTGGCCGGCCTGGCGGCGCTGGCCGGGGGCGTCGTCTCCGCCTCGCAGGACGCGGCGCTGACGGCCTATCGGCACAAGATCACCCCGGTCGCCGCCGACGTGGAGCTGCCCAGCATCGGCGTGGTCGAGAAGGCGGCGGGCCTGCAGTACCTCTACACCGGCATCAAGGCCGACACGCTGCGCCTCAAGCGCGGAGGCCCCGAGCGCGCCTACTGGGAGCTAGAGGCGGGCCTGATCGGCAGCGGCACGCGGGCCGCGGATTCGACGGCGTTCCCCGCCAAGGTGAGCGAGGACCCGATCCCCTGGGGGAAGACGTTCTGCTGGCTGGAGACCGGGACCGACATCAATCTAGCCGCCACGCCGACCCAGGGCACCGAAGACATTTCCTCGGCCACGCCCGACAATTTCACGGCGCGGCTCCTGGATGTGACCTTCGAGCATCGCAACGACCTGCAGGCCGACGATGGCTACACCGCGTCCAGCGGCGTCGTGCGCAACCGGCTGGTGCACGGGCCGGGCCGCGGCGCGACCGTGTCGATCACCCTGATCGTGGATCCCGCCACGCTCGCGGCCGAGCTGGCCTACTACACCGGCCGCGCGAATTGCGCCCTCGAGGTCGAGGTGGATTCCGGCACGATCATCGCCGAGACCGGCACGATGAAGTGGGGGTTCGACCTGGTCATCCCGCGCCTGCGGCTGAATCCGCCCGCCCGCGGCGTGGACCGCGGCGTCAACACGATCACCCTGTCGGGCCGCTGCTTCGACGACGGGACCAACCCGCTCTGGCAGCTCTACGTCTACAACGCCCAGGCGGCATTCCTGGCGTAACGAGCCCGGGCCGGGCACGGCCCGTGAACGGAGGGCGCGACATGCCCAAGGTGCACCTGATCGACAAGGACGAATCGTTCTGCATCGGCGACGGCGAGTGCTGGTTCCGGATTCGCCGCGTGCCGATGGACGTGGCGCGGGACATCCGCCGCCGCAACACCCACCGCGCGGAAGCCGGCGACGGGGTCGGCTTCGCGCGGGACGTGGTGGACGAGGACGAGGTGACGGTCGACACCCTGGATTATGCGATCCAGGCGTGGCACGGCGTCGTCGGCAGGGATGGCGCCGAGGCCGCCTGTACGCGCGGCGCCAAGGCCGCCCTGCCCTCGCCGATCCGGATGCAGATCCTGACCGCGACCTATGCGGCCAACCTGGACGGGGCGGCCGTCGAGCTGAAGCGTTTTCCGACGCCCTGGCCGCCGCAGGGCGAGACGGGGCCCTTGACCCGGGCCGACTGACCGAGGCTGACCGCGCCGCGCTGCGCGCCTACCGGCTGCTGGCGGATCCGCTGGTGGAGGCGCGGCCGGGGCTGGCGGCGGCGATCGCGACGGGCGACGGGGAGGCGCTGGATCGGATCGAGCGCCTGGTCCTGATCCACGGGGCGCGCACGGGGGCCGACGGCGGCGCGGATCACGCCACTGCCGCCCGCGCGCAGGGGGCCATGCGGCGACTGTGGCCGAGGTGGTAGTACAGACAGGCTGAGGGACCCATGCCCAAGGTTGTCCTCGAGATCGAGATCACCAGCACCGGCGAGGCGAAGCTGGCGACCGTCTCCGGCGCGCTGGGGGGGATCGAGCAGGCGGCGAAATCGACGGCGGATGCGCAGAACAGCCTGCGGACCAGCGGCGAGCAACTGGCCGACGGCCAGGGGCGGCTCGGCGCGACCGGCGCCGCCCTGCGCGACGAGCTGAAGGGGATCGGCCAGCAGGGCCTGGGCCTGATGGGCACCTTTGGGGGCCTGGTCCGCACGCTGGGCCCCGCCGGCCTGGCCCTGGGTGCGGCGGGCTATGCGGCCCATAGCGCCATCACCGAGTTCACCGCCCTTGCCACCCAGGTGCGCGACCTGTCCTACCTGTCGGGCGGATCCGCCCGCGAGGTCTCCATCCTCGTCACCGGCCTCGAGGACCTGGGCGTCTCCTCCGACGCCGTCCAGCAGTCCCTGGCCTTCATGTCCAACGCCATCGAGAACGGCTCCCCCGCCCTGCTGCGCCTCGGGGTCGCGTCGCGCAACGCGGACGGCAGCCTCAAGACCGGGCTGCAGACGTTCTATGAGACGGTCGACGCCTTGAGCGGCGTGAAGAACGAGCTGGAGCGCAACAGTCTGGCCCGCGAGATCTTCGGGCGCGGCTGGACCCAGATGATCCCCATCATCGAGCAGGGGGCGGGCAAGATCCGCGAGCTGGGCGAGGAGAACGCGAAGGCCGGCAAGATCATGGACGAGGCCGGCATTCAGAAGGCCCGCGAGTTCAACCTGGCGCTGAAGGATCTGGGCAACGCCTGGGAGGGGCTGAAGATCAGCGTCGGCGGCGGGATCATAGCGCCGGTGACGCTGCTGGCGCGGTGGATCGGCGAGATCCCGAATCTGCTCAATCCGGCCAGCGGGATGAGCGTCGACGCGGCGGAGCGCGCGAGAATCCTCGAACAGATCGACCCGACTGGGCGGCTGCGCGGGCAGCTCCCCGCTGGATCCATGGCGAGCGATGTGGGCGCTTGGCGGATGGGGGGGGGCGGCGCGCGCGTCACCGGGTCGACGGGCCAGATCGACACCCGCAAGACCGTCGGCGAGCTGCAGCGAGACCTCCTCGCCGCGCAAATGAATGCGCAACAGGCAGCCTTGGGTGCGCTGCGCGCCGACACGCAGCCCGAGGGCGCGGCCAAGATCGAGGCCGAGCTGGACGCGACCGAAAAGCTACTGCGGGCCAAGCAGGGCGTGACGCTGGCCGAGATCGCCATGGCCGAGCGAGAAAACAAGCTGACCCCGTCCGAGGCCGCCCGCAAGCGCGAGCTGGCCGACGCCGAGCGGCTGGCGCTGTTGGCAAAGGCGCGGCTCGAGGCCGACAATCGGCGGCGCGCCATCTCCGACGCCGCAATCAAGCAAGAATCCGCGGGCCATATTGCCGCGATCGAAGAACAGGAAAGGAATGACATCCAGGCGGCCCAGGACGAGGCGAAGCGCCTCGAGGAACACTGGAAGCTTGTCGAGAAGGTCCAGCAGGCCGAGATTGCCGGATGGGTGTCCGTGGCAGAAGAGTCAATGGATGCGGACTGGGCGGCGGCCCTGACCAAGGTCAGAATATACGAGGATATGTCCCGGCTGCGAGAATCGCACCTGAGCGGGCAGTTCGCAGCGCTGGACCGCGAGGCGGAGGCCGTGCGCGCGGCCGAGCGCATGGACATCTTATCCGCAGAAGAGGCCGCGACCGCGATTGTCGATATTGAGACGCGCCGGTGGAAGGCCATCGACACGATGCGAGACAAGGAGACGCAGCGCCACAAGGACCTGATGCTCCAACAGCTCGCCGCGACCGACGATTACTTCGCCAAAATGACGCTCGGCCTCGAGTACGCCCTGCGCGACTGGCGGACGACCGACCAGACGATCTTGGACATCACGAAAGAGTTCGCGATCGCGGCGACGCGATCGCTGGACGAGCTGTATTTCAACGTGCTCACCGGGCGCTTCGAGAATCTGACCGACGTGGTTAGGCGGTTCGGCGAGGCCCTTTTGCGCATCGGAACCCAGGAATTGGCGCGCGCAACGTTGTCCTACCTCTCCGGCGGGAGCGGGGGATTCCTGAGCGGACTGGGCGCCGGCGCGACCGCCTCCGGCGCGCGGGGCGAGAGTAGCGCAAGCGGCGGAAGTGGGTCCGCCATACTGTCCGGGATCCCGATCCTCGGGCTGGCCGACAAGCTGACGGGCGGCGCGCTGAGCGCGGGGGCCGTAAGCGCCTGGGACGCCATAACCGGCGGTGGCGCCGCGGCCGGATCGCTCGCCGGCGGTGGCGCCGCGGCCGGATCGCTCGCCGGCGCATCCGCATCGGCAGGGGGCCTCTACACGTCGGGCGCGGCGGCGGGCCTGGCGACCACCGAACTGAGCGCCGCGGCCGGATCGCTCGCCGGCGGTGGCGCCGCGGCCGGATCGCTCGCCGGCGCAGCCGCATCGGCAGGGGGCCTCTACACGTCGGGCGCGGCGGCGGGCCTGGCGACCACCGAACTGAGCGCAACGGTGTCGGCTATGCCAGCGATGGGGCCGGCCGCCGCAGTCATGCTTCCGGTGATTCTCGGTCTTGCGAATATGAGCTATCAACAGAGCGTTGCCCCGGCCGAGAGGCTCAGCGACCGCTCGGCGTCAGCGAATCGGCAGATCGCCAATTACCGGCGCTATTCCGGGATGTCCATGCCGCAGTTGATCGCGGCGGCGCAGACCGACGCGGACGCATCCCAGGCGCTGGCCTGGTACGCCTACAACACCAGCCTCGGCCTGTCGCCAGAATTCGATTACTCCCATGACACCACACCCGACCGATACCCCAGCGGGAATCTCACAATGTGGTTAAGCGGCATTCCCGCCAGCCTACATACGTGGCTGATCGACCGGATCGCCGCAACGGGCGCCGTGCCCGACTACTGGTCGTCGATCTACCCCGAGATGCTGCGGACTGGCGTGGCCTATTCGTATGCGAACGAGCGCTCCGATCCCTACGAATCCCGCGCCTTGGGCGGCCCGGTCGAAGCGGGCAGGGCCTACCTGATCCACCCGCCCGAGGTCTACACCGTCGACGCCCCCGGCCGCATCACCAGCCAGGCCGACACGCGCGCGATGCTGGCCGGCGGCGGAAGCGCGACACTCACCCTCAACATCGACGCCCGCGGGTCCCTGGCGGATCCGCGCGCGCTGGCGGACCTTGTGCGCGAGAAGATCCGGCCATTGCTGGCCGAGCTTGACCGGCTGCGCAGCGGGCCGGGCTACGCGAGGGGCTGATGGGCAAGGGGCGGTATCTGTACGACGACCTCGACGCGGCGGTGGCGCAGCTCACCGCCAGCTCCACGCGCGACGGCCAGGTGGGGCTGGCCGTCAAGAACGGCACGGGCGCGGCCACGGCCACGGCCGGCGGCGCGTTCACCGGCGCGACCGATCTGCAATACCGCGTCGAGATCGATTCGATCGCCGCGGGCGCCGAGGTCGGGCAAGCCACGTTCAAATGGCGCGACGGATCCGTGGCCGGCTGGAATGCCACCGGCGTGGCGACGAGCGCGAGCCCGATTACACTCAACAACGGCGTGACTGTGACGTTCGCGTCGGGGACCGGCGCGGACTTTGCGGCAGGCGATCGATGGGATGTCATTTGCGCGGCATTCTACGGCCTACGACAGGTGCTGGACCGCAACCGGGACACGGCCTGGCGCAGCAAGGTCCTCGCCTCCCCCGAATGGATACGGCGCGACCTGGGCAGCGCCCGGCAGGTGACGGCGGTGGCGATCGCCGACCACAATATCTCCAGCGGCGCGACGATCGCTTTGGCCGGGAATAGCGCCGATAGCTGGGCCGCGCCGGCCTATAGCCTGGCCCTCGCCTGGGCCGCGGATACGATCGTCGCGTTCCTGGACCAGACGTACCGCTACTGGCGCCTGGAGATCGACGACCCGACCAACCCCGACGGCTACATCGAGGTCGGCGACTGGTTTCTGGGGAGCTATTTCGAGCCGGACAGCAACTACGATCGCGGCTGGAGCCAGAACCGCGTGGCGACCGAAACGATCGTCCGGACAGACGCCGGCGCCCGCACGCACCTGGTGCAGGCGGTGGCCGAGGACTTTGAGCTGCGCTACCGGACGATGTCGCCGGCCGACCGGACAGGATTTCGCGCGCTCGAGGCCGCGATGCACGACGTGGAGAATCTGCGCGGGCGGCCGTGCTGGTTTGTACCGGACGCCGATGCGGCCGAGGCGCACCTGGTGACGCTGCCGGACCGCCTCGCCATCCGGTCGCCGTTTCTGCAGCGCTACGAGTTGTCTTTGACGCTGACGGGCGTTCCGAGGACCGTATGCTAACCCGGTCGCTGGCCTATTTTGCGGCGGCGCAGGATCCGCAGGCGCTGCCGCTGGCGGCGGCGATCCTGCGGACCGAGCGCGGGATGCGCGTGTGGTCGGATCGGGCGCTGTCCAATGCCGAGACGTGGCAGCCGAACGCGAGCGAGATGGCCGACGGAACCGCGACGGCGGATGGAACGCATGTGGCCGGGGCGCAGATCGAGCCGATCCTGGAGCGGTCCGCGCGGCTGACAGATCCCGGCGCGCCGTCGGAGCAGTTGATCGCGGCCGACCAGTGGGACCAGTTCGCGACCGCGATGAGCGGGCGCCAGGTGGCGGACCTGACGATCGCGCTGAACAACGGCGACCGGGCGATGAGCCAGGCGCTGGCGATCGAGTCGTGGCTGTCCGGGAGTCTGTCGCTGGCCTTCGGCTATCGCGGCCTGATGCGGCAGGACTGGATCGAGCGATTTCGGGGTGTGGTGGAGCGGGTCGAGATCACGCGGGAGGCCGTGCGGTTGACGGCCCGGGCGAGCTGAGATGAGCGTCACGCCGACTATCCTGCAAGACACCTGGTCGTTGCGGCTGGCCGCCGTGTACAGCGACCCGGAGTATCCGACCGACCGCCTGCCCTACGTCTACGGCGACATTGCAGGCGGCAGCGGCGGCGTGGTCTACTGCCCGTGCATCGACACCGTCAATTATCGCTATCTGATCTCCGACGCGCCGATCGTGGCCGCGCCGAGCGCGACAATCTACGCCGACAGCGCGGTCGTGGCCCCCGCGGATTACACGCTCACACCGGACTGGACCGACGGCGCGGGGCGGCATGTGGCCGTCGTGACGTTCATCGCCTCGCGCGCCGGGCAGCGGATCGGCTACCGCGGCAAGGGCATCAAGGATGCCGGCGGCGCGCTGATCGCAAGCCCGCTGGCGATCGCCTACGACCTGCTGGTGCGGCGTGGCGTGGCGAGCGCGGACATCGACGCGACCAGCTACGCCCAGGCCGTTGCCAAGGCCGCGGCGCAGGGCTACATCGCCGCGGGCGCGCTAGAGGACGACCGGTCGCTCAGCTACACGCTGGCCGAGCTGCTGGGGCCGTTCCTTGCGGCCGTCGTGTTGCTGCCGGACCGGACCGTCGGATTTCGAATCGAGGTCGGCGGCTTGCCGGCGGATGGCGCGGTCGCGCACCACTTCGATCGCGCGACCCTCTCGGATGTGACCGTCGTCTACGACCGCAGTAACGTCATCAACCATGCGGCGATCGAGTACTGCCGGAACGGGTACGACATCGGCCTCCAGCAGGAGTACCAGGCGCGCGACGACGGCAGCACAACGGCCGACGCGGCCAGCCAGATCGCGCACGGCGCGATGGGGCCGGGGAAGACGGACGCCGCGATCCGGGCGCGCTGGGTACGGGACCTGACGACCGTGCGCGCCATCCAGGCGGTAATGGTCGGACTGTGGGCGCAGCCGCGCGCGCTAATGTCGTTCCGGGATGACGCCTGGCGCGCCAGCCACCTGGAGGTGGGGGACCTGGCCGGCTGGTCCTGGGACTGGCTCTACGACCCCGATGGCCATCCGCTGCGCAATCAGCTTGTCACCCTGCAGCGGGTCGCCCCGGATCCCCGCGGCCGCATGGTGCGGTGCGTTGCGATGGACACGGGGTACTATATGACGCGGGCGCACCCGGCCGACGGGACGATCCTGCCGGACGGCGCCACGATGGCCGGCGGCGATCGCGACCGGCGCGACTATCGATCGTAGGAGGATGCGATGGCTGACCAGCGGATCCAATACACCGAGCAGATGGTTGGCGCCGGACACCCGAGCCTGGCCGACACCTTGAACCGGATGATGCTGGTGGAGCACGCAACCGACGGCTCCCACACGAAGCTTAGCGGCGCCCTGACGCCGGCCGCGAGCGACGGCGCGTCCCTGGGAACAACGGCGAAAATGTGGAGCGACCTGTTCTTGGCGAGCGGCGCGGTCATCAACTTCGACAACGGCGACGTGACGGTGACGCATGCGAGTAACACCCTCACCTTCGCCGGGGCGACGAGTGGGTATGCGTTCAACGGTTTCCTGGACGTTAATTCGCCGACTGGTAGCGCATTCAGTCATCCCGTCAACATTGGGAGTTCCGGCGGCAGCAATATTCGATTGACCGGGCGAAATAGCGCTCCTGCTGACGAGGCCACTATCGTATTCCAAAAGTATGACGGCACCACGTATCACGGCTACATTGGGGGTAATAACGGGAAGCTGAATCTGGCTGGGGGAACGACACTCACCATGACCCTGAGCGGCGGCAACGTCGGCATTGGGACGACGAGTCCCTCCTCGCCTCTCTATGTCGTCGGCAATGTGTCCGCCGACTCTTTCACCGACCGCACGCCGCATTTCGACGGCGATGCGCTCTCCCTGATCCGCGGCATCCGGGGACACGACGGCGAGATTGACCACGGAACCATCCCCGATTTCGCTCGCACAATGGACGACGCCGGGGTGTTGGGGCGCGATTTAGGCGCGATGATCACCCTGCAAACCGTAGCGATTCAACAACTCCTAGATCGGGTCGAGGCGCTGGAGAAACGGAGCGAATGACATGCCCTGGACCGACGTTGGATTCAAGCGGTTGTGCACGGATTGGATACGCGATCCGCAACGCCTACGGCAGGTATGCGCGCGGATCGTCGAGACAGTGGTGCCCGCATTCCTTACCTTGATCTGGTGCGTCGCGTGGTGGGCGGCAATCGCGTTGGCCTGCGTCATCGCGGCCGGGGAGTTTGTCCTGTACGAGTTCGTGCTGGAGCCGCGGTGGACATGGACCGGCAATTACTGGGAGCGTCCCCCGCGTGAGGGGACGACGTATATC